CGCCCGCCCCGGCACACCGCCGCGGCGGGCGGTTTCGTCATTGGCAGGCCAACATTTTAACGTTGATCAGATGCTTCACGACGAAGTCAAGGCGGCAGTGCTCACGGCTATTCGGGCCGGCCATTCGATCCGGTCCATCCACCAGCAAGAGCTAGAACTTCCCGATCGCGGCACGATCAAACTTTGGCTGAATACGGATTTGGTTTTCGCGGCGGCCTTTGCCCAGGCGGAAAGAGATCGCGGGCCTTCGGCGTCGTTTCGGAAGAGGCAAAAGCGGCCCCGCAAATCTAAGGGGCTGACGCCTCAGGTACGGGCGCAAATCTTAACAGCGGTCGAAGCCGGGGACTCGTTGAGTCGAGCCCTTGCGCCCAAGAAGGGTTTGCCGGCTCGAAGTACGGTCCTGAATTATGCCCTGACTGATTTGGAGTTCGCGAGGCGTCTCAACGCGGCTCGCGCTCGCGTCGGTATTCGCGCACTTCAAGCAAAGTGCCAAATAGCCAACAAGGAGAAGCAATACCTAGCGAAGTTTCCTGAATTCATTCGGAGGATTGAGGATGGTCAGCTCGTGCGTAAGATATTTTCCGAAATGCGACTCGGTGGGCGGTCATTCGGAGCGTTCTTAAGAAGGAATCCGGCGAAGTACCAACAGCTGATCGAATTGCGCGTCCAAAGAGCCCGCCGCCGCTTTGCGCCAGAGCATTATGAGCAAGCCCTTGCTCGGTTCGTCTTAGATGTTTCCACCTCAGTTAATAACTTTAAACCGGAGAGACTTCCGAGTTACCACGCAATGCACCAGCGGTGCGCGCACCATCCGGAATTTGCGGAAGCGTTTGCGATTGCGCGCCGGGAACGCATAGCGAAGCGGTGTCAGATCGTTTCGATTAAAAGGAAAAGCGGCGCCCGTCCTGTTTTCCAAACCGCTGTTCTGCGGGGGCAGCTACTGCAGGATGAACTTTACCGCGCAGCAGAGGCTGCTGTGGGTCGCGGGTTGCCGGAACATACTCGGGACGACGTAAAGGCGGACCTGATCGAAGCCGTTCTGCTAGATTCCTTTCCAATTGAGGAAATGGCAGAGCACGCCGCAGCATTCGTGACGGCGCATCACCGGCGGATGGAAACTTACAGGTCGAAGTCTCTTGATGAGACATTGTCCGACGACAACGATATGACCTTCCTCGATCGCCTCACGACGGATGACTACAGCTTTGCGGAATAGCTAGGAGCGCGGTCAAATGCTCAGAGCCGGCGAGATGGTGCGCGCTGGCGGCGGGCGCCTGATGAAGATTTCCGACATCAGCAACGATGTTGCCGAATGCGTGTGGTTCGACGGGCGCGGCGCAATCCATGTTCGCGACTTCGACGTTGATAACCTAGACCCGTTCTGGTTGGCGACCGGGCCACGCTCCCTCTGGCCTTCGGTAAACGATATGCCGGAAGAAGTTGCAGCCGCAGCCGACGCCGCCGCAGAGGCAAGGCGTAAAGCGCGGAAGCCGCGGGCCAGCCACAAGATCAAAGGTTAGCGCATGGCTCTGAACAGTTGCGCGAAGAAATCAGAGCACGGCGGACCAAAGCGCGGACAAGGCGCATGGTGCCGGAAGTATGAGGCCAAGCAAGCCGCGCGCAAACACCGCCGCGCCGCTAACGCGCGAATGGAACGCGAAGCCAAACTATCATTCGGAAGTGATTGAATGAGCAAGCCCCTCGTCATCATGGTCGGTGCCGACAAAGGCGGCGTCGGCAAGACTACCGTTGCACGGGCGCTTGACGATTACCTGCGGCACCGCAGGGCTGTCCGCAAAGTATTTGATGGTGAGTACCCGGCCGGGGATCTTCGACAATTCAGCGATGCAGCCGAAGTCGTCGACCTACAGTCGCTTGACGATCAAATGAAGATGTTTGATCGGCTGCAGGGCGTTACGCTGATCGATATCAAGGCGGGGCTGTTTACCGAAACACTGAGCGCACTTCACCGCACCGGATTGCTTGACGACGTTCGTGCCGGCAATTTCAATCTGGCACTACTCCATGTCCTAGGCCCGAGCGCCGCCAGCCTTGGCGAGATCGCGGCTATCGCTGAAAAGCTGGGCACTGGCGCGCTTCATCTGCTGGTGAAGAACCTCATCAACGAGTCCGGCTTTAAGGAATGGGAAGCGGACCAACGGTTCAAGGCATCGCTGTTAGGATCACCAACGCTGACAGTTCCTCACCTCCAGGCGCGGGCTTGCACTGAGGTTCAACGCCTCGGCATGTCGTTCAGCTCATACATCGCGGACGCGTCACAGTCTCGCATGCTCACTGGATATGTGCGGGCATGGCTGCGCGAAACATACTCGGCATTCACAGAGGCTGGTCTGTATCAGCTTGTCGACGGCACGCGTGATTAAGCGATATCGAATCGGCAGGCGGGCGCTATCCACACGCTACGCGACTGCAAGAGAGAACGCGGCGATTGTGCTGCGGCTGTCGTGGTCTGAGGCCGAAGCGATAAGGCGTCGGGGCGGCTTTGAGAAATTACGAAAGCAGCGCAAGCGGATGTTGCCGACACCGCAACCCTATCTGCGTTGATGCCGAAGTCACAGGCTCAGAGGGAAACCAATCGCGATCATGACGCTAGGCGCCAGGCCGCGCAGCCTTGGCGCAAATGGTACGGCACCGCGCGCTGGAAGGCTATCAGGGCGAAACAACTCCGCTCGCATCCGGTATGTTGGCAATGCCAAGAGCGCGGCGTAACCACGTCGGCAACCGTTTGTAACCATGCTGAGCGTCACAACGGTGACCCGGTGAAATTCTGGAGCGGTCCATTTAATTCGATGTGCAAAGACTGTCACGACGTGGACCAGCAGCGTATCGAGCACGGCGGCAAGGCGCGGCAAGCGGTTGGTGCGGACGGGTGGCCGATAGCGCCCGCTGCCGTCATCACTCGGGCTAATCATTGACGCGAGCGGCAAGGCGGCGGGGCGGTAGCATGAAGGCGATCCCCGGCTTCCCCGGATACTTCGCTGCGTCCGAAGGTGAGATTTATTCGAACAGAACCGGTTCGCTAAAAGTTATCTCCCAGCATCTACATAAGGGGTATCTACTCGCCAACGTAAAGACTGGCGTCGGTCGCAGCACTAAGAAGAAGATGCCAGTTCATCAATTGGTGCTGTTCGCTTTTCATGGACCGAAGCCATTTGACGATGCTGAGTCGCGGCACCTCAACGGGGTTGCGACCGATAATCGCGAAGACAATCTCGTTTGGGGAACAAGATTTGAAAACGCTCAAGATGCTGTTCGGCATGGCACCGCCAGCGGTTTGCGAAGGGGCGGCAGTCATAATCGCGCTTTGATATCGGACGACGACGTTCGCACCATTCGACAGTCACCCGATGAATGTGTCGAAACGTTCGCGGTTCGGTTCGGTGTCATGGCGTCCTGGATTGGGCTTATCAGAGCCGGCAAGGTTCGAACGAACGTTGCCCCCCCTAGGGGGTAGGCGAAACTAGCCGACCTTGGGGAGCCCGCACCGGTTGGGGCAAAATCTTTCATTATTGCAGATTGATGTTTTGGATCATGCAATCAGCAATCAGGGATCAAGGGCGGTTTGAAAGTGGCTAAACGAGGGGTAAAGCCGAAGCCCGCGCATCTTCGCTTGGTCGACGGAACGCGCAACGTTACGCGCCATGGCAGCGAAGAAAAACTGCGCGAAGCAGTAGAAAAAGCGGTGACGAGTTTCGGAAAGCTGATGCGTCCGAAGTTTTTGAAGAGTCACGGGCTTGCGGCGTGGAAAAAATATATCGAGCCCGCCGATTGGCTTGATGCATCGCGCGAGCCGGCAGCGATCGCGTTTTGCGAACTGTGGCAAGAATTTAGATTTGCACCGATCAGCTTTCCCGCAGCGAAGCACGGGCAGATGCGCGCGTACATGAGCGAGTTGGGTCTGACCGATGAGCGCAATCGCGTGATCGATGCCGAAAAAAATAAAGAAAAGGACGAACACTTCGACGACTGAGCGAGCGGCGCCAGATCGTGCGACGGCTTACGCAAAGGATGTTATCGCCGGCAAGATCGTCGCGGGACCGCATGTCAGGAACGCGTGCAGACGCCATCTGGACGATCTAAAGCGAAAGGATATTTGGTTCGACAAGGAAGAGGCCGCAAAGAAGATTCGCTTCTATGAAGAGAAGCTGATCCTCAGCGAAGGGCAATTTGAAAACACCCCCTTCATACTCGCGCCGGCCCAAGCATTCAAAATCGGCTCGCTGTTCGGGTGGAAAAAGTTAGACGGCACGCGGCGTTTCAGCCGGGCCTATATCGAGGAAGCGAAGGGGAATGGAAAGTCACCGCTTGCCGGTGGCTTAGGGTTGCTCGGGTTGACGGCCGATGGTGAAGCCGGTGCGGAAATCTATTCTGCGGGCGCCACCAAAGACCAGGCGGGAATCCTTTTCCGCGATGCCGTGAAGATGGTCTACAAGTCGCCGGCTCTAAACAGTCGGCTGCGTATGAGCGGCGGTGTAGGGCGCGAGATAAACATCGCGTATTTGAAAAAGTCGTCGTTCTTCCGCCCGGTGTCGAGAGAGACGAAGCGAACAGGCTCCGGTCCGCGCCCGCACTTCGCTCTTGTCGACGAGCTACATGAACACCCGGACGCCGGCATTATCGAAATGCTGGAGCGTGGTTTTAAGTTCCGGCGTCAACCGCTCCTGGTGATGATTACGAACAGCGGGAGCGATCGTAACTCCGCATGCTGGACCGAACACGAACACGCTATCAGGGTCGCGGCCGGAAATCGTGACGCGAAAGACGAGGATGCTCATTACCTCGGGCAGATAATCGACGATACGACGTTCAGTTATGTTTGTGGGCTGGACGTTGGCGACGATCCGCTTGAAGACCCGACATGCTGGCCTAAAGCAAACCCGCTGCTCAATGTCACCATCACCGAAAAATATCTAGCGGGCGTCGTCGCGCAGGCGAAGGGTATCCCGGCCAAGCTAAACAATATTTTGCGGCTTCACTTCTGCGTCTGGACCGAAGCCGAAACGGCGTGGATAACGCGGGCGGTGCTGGAGCCGTGTCTGGCGGACTTCGACCCGCGCGAGCATCACGGAAAGGCGGCATGGCTCGGCTGCGACCTTTCGCAGAACAAGGATATCACGGCGCTCGGGTTTGTAGTCCAAACCGGCGTAGTCACTGAGGGCGAGCACACAGGCAAGCCAACCTTCGACGCTTGGGTTGAGGCATGGACGCCATGCGATACGGTTTCCGCGCGAGCGCTGCGAGACAAGGCACCGTATCAGCAGTGGATCGACGACCACCACCTTCATGCACCGAAGGGAAAAAACATCAGCTACCGGCAAGTCGCGCAGGCGATTGCGGAAGCCGACCACGAATTTCTTATCAAGTGTCTCGCCTATGATCGGTATGCCTTCAGACGCGGCCTGGAGCCGGAGTGTGCCGACCTCGGATTGAAGATTGAGTTTGTCGAACACCCGCAAGGCGGCGTCAGAAAAGGCGCACCTAACGACGCCATGAAAGCGGCGGCGAAGCTGGGCAAGCGCGAACCCGAAGGGTTGTGGATGCCGATGAGCATCCGACAATTCGAGGAATTGCTGCTGGAGAAGCGAATCCGGATCAGACGAAGCCCGGTGGTGATATCGGCGATCATGTCTGCGGTGACCGATAATGATCGTTGGGGAAACTATTGGCTCGCGAAAGAGCGCTCAACCCAAAAAATTGACTGCGCTATCGCGCTTGCACAGGCGATAGGCGCGGCTCGTTCATATGAGGGCGTGCGCTTGAACATTGGCGCACTGATATCTGCGGGACGGACTCTGGTATGACGAACGATCCGAACGCTCCGCAAGAGAAGAAATCGCTGTTTGATGAGCGCGACGCTATCTGCCTAGTCGGCATCGTCATAGTCGCCATCGGTGTAGCGCAGTTTTCATGGTCAGTTGCCGCGATCGTGTCGGGCGTAATCCTGATTGCAGTCGCCTCTGGCCGCTTGATGAAATAGGCGCAAACCAAATGGGAGTTTTGAACCGAATAGCATCGGACGTGTCGACGCGTTCGGCTGTCACGCCAGGGCGTGGGTTGCGCGACCCGTTGCTAACTGCGTTGTTCGGCGATCTCGATCAAACAACCGCAGGAACCAACGTCACGCCGGACAATGCGCGCGAGTGCCCGGAAGTTGACGCGGTTATCGGGCTGAACTCCGACACTATCTCCACCGTTCCGCTCGATCTGTTCGAAAGGAAGTCAGAAGACGAGCGAGTCCGCGCCTCTGGACACCCGCTGCACGTCTTGATGCACGATCAACCGAACCCATGGCAGACCTCTTCCGAATTTCGCGCCATGATGGAGGGGTTTCGTGAGACGCACGGTAACGCTTATGCTCGGATTATCCCCGGCAAATCAGGCTTTCCGGTAGCACTGGAGCCCAGCCATCCGCGCGAATGGTGGCCCTACCGCACGCCAACGGGTGTTGCATACCGTTGGTCGCCCTCGGACTCGACGCCGCGGGTGTTGATGCAGCATGAAGTCCTGCATCTTCGCGACACGCCGTCTCACATTGTCAATCTTGCGATGGGGCAATCCCGAGTTCATCGCCACAGGGAAACGATCGGCCGAGCATTGGCGACGGGAAAATATCTTTCGTTGTTCTTTAAGAATAATGCGACGCCGAAAATCGCAATCACCGTTCCGGGCGAACTCGCCAACCAGCAGGTTGAAGATCTCCGCAATCAGTATCTGCAACTTCATGGCGGCGGGAATCTCGGCAAGCCGGTAATCCAGCATTCCGGGATGAAGGTTGAGAAGCTGGGCATCACCAACGATGAGGCTCAGGTCATCCCGATCTATCAACAGGCCACCGCGCAGATTGCGCGGGTCTGGGGAGTGCCGCTGCATCTGATCGGCGAAGTTTCGGGTTCGACGAGTTGGGGAACTGGCATCGAGCAGCAGTCGATCGGGTTCGTTCAATACTACATGCGCGCGAAGTTCGTTGCATGGGAGCAGGCCCTAAATCTTTCGCTCATGTCGAGTGAGTCGCGGGCGCGGTTTTATTTTGAGTTCAACATCGACGCGCTTCTCCGCGGCGACTTCAAAACCCGCATGGAGGGCTACGCCCTCATGATCCAATGGGGACTGGCGTCGCCAAATGAAATCAGGCGCCTGATGAACCTGCCGCCGGTTGCTGGCGGCAACGAGCGTATCACGCCGCTTAACATGGTGCCGGCATCGCGCATCATGGACGTGCTCTTGAAAACTAATAACGGGTCGCCACAGACGCGCGAGCACGACGTGGACATTGCGACCCGGTTTATCGCGCAGATTATCTCGTCGATCAAAGAGCAGGAAAGGCCGCGCTTAGCGGCCTGACCGTTTCCCCGGAGAAGCCAAAATGGAAATCGAGCGCCGCGCCTTTGCAGCGGAGGGTCTTCACATTGAGAAGCGGGACAATGGCGAGCGCCGACTCGTCGGTCATGCCGCCGTGTTCAATTCGTTGTCGGAAGACCTTGGCGGCTTCCGTGAGCAGATCATTCCGGGCGCCTTTGCGGACGCCATCACGACGGACGACGTGCGCGCGCTCTTCAACCACGATCCTAACTTCGTGCTCGGTCGCAACCGGTCAAAGACGTTGCGGCTGGCGGAAGATGCTCGCGGCCTGGCCATCGAGATCATTCTTCCCGACACGCAAACCGTCAACGATCTTGTCGTGGCGCCGATCGAGCGCGGCGACGTTTCGCAAATGAGTTTCGCATTCGCAGCGAAGCCGGGCGGACAGGATTGGGCGAAGGATGATGAAGGCCGCGTGATCCGCAGCCTGAAAAAGGTCCGGCTGTTTGACGTGTCGCCTGTCACCTATCCCGCATATCAGCAGACGGATATCGCGGTTCGGTCATTTGTCGGGTTCTGCTCGGAACGCCTCGCGGCCGGCGACGACTCGGTCAATGAAATTCGCAGATTGATGAAGCTTCCCCCGATTCAGGGCGGTGACCGCAAGCCCGCCGTTCCGATGAATTTGCTTCGTGCGCAGGAAATGCTCGCGCGCGCCATGTAACCCGCCGCGGAGGCGGTCAACCCCGGCCCGTGGTCACGGGTCATCACCAGGAGACGGATAAATGTCCGACCGTTTGAAGGCTCTCCGCGAAAAGCGCGGTGTTGCAGTGAAGGAAATGCGCGATATCATCGATCTCGCGACTACCGAAAAGCGGGATATGACGCCCGATGAAGTCGACAAGCACGGCAAAGCCTTCAACGCCGTTGATGGCCTGCGTGTGCAGATCGAGGCGGAAGAGCGAACCGTCGAAGTCGAGCGCCAAGCAGCGGCTCAATCCGACAAGGATGGCGACGAACGGCGTGAACGTGAAAAGGGCAAGGAATCCCCGACCGCGAAACTGATGGCCGGATACCGCAACTATCTGCGGACGGGCCGGTTCGTCGGCGATGGCGCCGAAGAGTTCCGTGCGTATCAGGCGGGGTCGGATGCTGAGGGCGGCTTCGTCAAGCCGCCGCAGGAAGTGGTGCAGACCTTCTTGAAGAACGTCGACGACCTGATCTTCATTCGCCAGAAGGCCACGAAGTATCAACTGCCGACCGCGGAAAGTCTCGGCGTCCCGACCCTGGATGTCGATGCGGAAGATTGGGATTGGACGACCGAACTGTCGACCGGCAACGAGGAAGACACGCTGCGCATCGGCAAGCGCGAACTCCGTCCGCACCCGATGGCGAAGCGGGTCAAGCTGTCCAAGACGCTGATCCGCAAGGCTCCGGCGTTCGAACAGCTCATCATCGACCGCTTGAGCTACAAGGTCGGCGTCACCCAGGAGAAGGGATATCTGACCGGCGACGGCAAGCAGAAGCCGCTTGGTGTGTTCGTCGCCTCAAACGACGGCATTCCGACTTCGCGCGACGTGTCGACGAGCAACACCACCACCGCAGTAACAATGGACGGAATCATTGAGGCGAAGTTCAGCCTCAAGGCCGCTTACTGGAATATTGCGGATTGGCTGTTCCATCGCGACGCGGTGAAGCAGCTCACCAAGCTGAAGGATGGCGACGGCCAGTATATGTGGCGCATGTCGGTGCGGGATGGAGAACCGGATACGCTGCTGAGCCGGCCGCTGATGATCAGTGAGTTCGCGCCGAACACGTTCACCACCGGCCAGTACGTCGGCATCATCGGCGACTTCTCCAAATACTGGATCGTGGATTCGCTGGACCTGCAGATGCAGCGTCTGATCGAACTCTACGCCGAAACCAATCAGGATGGCTTCATCGGCCGCTATGAAGGTGACGGTGCACCCACGCTCCCGGAAGCCTTCGCCCGCGTCAAGCTGGCGTAACGATCAACGGCCCGGCCGCGCGCCGGGCCACCATCCCCTCAATTTCAAATTCAGGAACCGAACAATGCAGCTCAGCCCTCAAGTGAAAACCACGTTGTGCAAGTCGGCCGTTGCGGCCGGTAGCACCGATGTCACCGACGCGACCGAACTCGACATGGCGAACTTCGAAGGGGTTCGCTTCATTATCGGTTTCGGAACCATCACGTCCGGCGCGGCAACCTCGATCGGCGTCACCGGTAAGGACGCCACTGGCGGCACGCCTGGCACCGACGATCTCGCCGGCTCCAAACAGACGGTTGCGGACACCGACGATGACAGCGTGTTCATCGTCGATATTTTCCAGCCGGCTCAGCGCTACGTCCGGCCTTTCGTGAAGCGCGCCACTCAGAATGCGGTGGTCAATTTCATCATCGCGGAACAGTACGGCCCGCGCAAACTGCCCACCACCAACGATGCGACGGTGCACGGGCAGGAGCTTTGGGTTTCGCCGGCTGTCGGCACCGCGTAAACGGCGCGCGCTTCGTAAGCAACTACGCCCAGCCTGGTCCCGTCGCGAATTGGCGGGACCAGTTCCCCATTTCACAATCGAATAGGAGAGCGACGCCATGTCGGCTCAATCTGATACCCAGAACGTCAAGGTCGGCATTGAGCAGGGCGCCGAACGGCTCTTCGTCAAATCCGGTGGTGAACTCGACATTGAGACCGGAGGCAAGCTTAAGATCGGCGGCGTCGACGTTACGGCATCTGCGGGCGGTGCAGGAGTCGCTGGCGCGGCGGCGGGATACAAACTCGCCCGCAGCGCCGCTCCGGTAGCGCTTGATGGCAGCAATCCAACGTCGGTTGCTCACGGCCTCACCACCTGTTTGTCGGCGCATGTGCAACTCGTCGGGTCTGCGGCGCCTGGGCTCGGCACGTCCACTCTGACGTGTGTCATCAACGGCCCGAATATCGACGTGTACGGGTGGAAGCCGACCGGCGCCGGTGACACGACGCTGATCGCGTCGACCGGGGTTGAAAATTTCAACTGGCTCGCGATCGGGACTTAGAACGATGAGCTTCGTTCAACGTCAAATAGTCGCCCTTACCACGGCCGCAGATGGCTCTGCCACGGCATGGTCAGAGGTCGTGACCGGTGCTGTTTCGCAAGTCCGGTATGTGAAGCCGGCAAGCGGCGGGTTCGACGACGGATCAACGATAACCATCACCGCCGAATCCACTGGCGAGACGATCTGGGCAGAGAGCAACGTCAACGCCAGCACCACTCGCGCCCCGAGGCAGGCCACGCATTCGACCGCTGGCGTTGCGTCCACCTTCGACGGCACCCGCGCGGCGCTGGACAAGATCGCCGTGGCTCAGGATCGCTTCAAGATCGTGATTGCAGCCGGCGGCAACACCAAGAACGCCACCTTCCACATCGTCCTGGAGTAGTTTCCATGAAAGTTCGAATGCTCACGACCAAGGCCGGTCCTGACGGTGGCTGGGATGCCGGCCAAGTCATGGATCATCCTGACGGCGAAAAGCTTGTCACCGATGGGCTGGCGGTGCCGCACAAGCCCGTTGTTAAAATCGAGCAAGCGACGGGTGGCCCGCAACGCAAACCGGACGCCGGTTCGCAGTCGAACCGGAAGAAGTGACCCGGTGCGCGGAACCTCAGTCCTTATCACGCCGCCCTCGGTCGGCGCGCTGACGCTCGCGGACTGTAAGGCTGCGCTGGGGATCACTGCCACTTCGCAGGATACGATTATTAGCGGTGCGATTGATGCGGTTGCGGCCGCCATGGACCCGGCATTTGGGGGATGGCTGGGCCGTGCGCTTCGCCCGCAGACGTGGGAGCTAAGGCTTCCGGAGTTTCCAGTCGGGGATTACGGTTTCGAGCCCGGCTATACCAACATCGGCTTGCCCTATCCGGTGCACACTGCGGTTTCCAGCGTCAAGTATGACGACGGCGACGGCATTGAGCGAACCTTGAATGAAGGGACGGACTATCGCGTCTTCGGCCTTGGCGGTCACAATAGGGCATACATCGCGCCAGTGATTAACAAGACGTGGCCCTACGCGCGACCCGACATGGAGTCGGTCCGGTTTCGGTATGTCAGCGGCTACGCCAGCGCGGTTGCGGCGGACCCGGCGCATGTCCCGCCGATCGCAGCCGTCGCAGACAAGATGCCGCCGCCGATCAAGCAGGCCATTGCGCTATCGGTCCGAATGTTGCTGTCGAATGTTGAGAGAAATCTATTCCTCAGCCTGGACCGCGCCGAAGGCATTGGGGAAAAGCGTTACATCGTCTCGGACGTTGCGAACAAGCTGATCGAGCAGACGACGGTTAACCTGCTCGCGAATTTTCGGGTTTACGGATGACCGCGGAAGAAGCCCTTGCGTCCCACAAGGCGCTGATCGATGAGGATGGACAACTCGTAGCGATCGGCCGTTATACCGGGACGGGTCCAGGCCGCCCGCGCACCGATACTGTGACGCGCGCATATGTTCGGTATTACGGCTCAAGCGAATTGATCGGGACCATAGTTCAAGGCGATCAGGTTGCGATTGCGCTGGTGGATGATCTGTCTGGAATCCTTCCGGTCACGGTGAACGACAAGCTGATCGTGGGCTTTCAAATAATCAACGGCGTCGTCACGATGAATGGCGCAACCACGGTCGGCGGCAAAGAGTTCGCGATCAAAAATCCGCAGAAGCGCGTTGTCTGCGGAACGCTCATCGCTCTTGAGATACATTCGAAGGGCTAAGGGATGGCCTTAGCGCGCTTTGACCCGACGCTTAAGTCTTGGGATGCAGCAATCCAGGAGGTTCGCGATCTCGCGCGCTTCGGAATCGCCGAAGCGGCAATCAAAGCCCATCTTGAAGTTATGGGAGCCGACCCGAAGCCGCTGAACTTCACGATCCATGTTGACGGGGTAGAGGGCGCTTCGGAACGTGCGGTGAGATCGGATGGCATTATCGTCTATGACTATAACCGCCTCGACATCATCGCGAAGGATGCGCTCGATCTCCTGCGAAAGAACTCGCCATATAAAGATGGCGACTACGTTCGCGGTCATGTTCTTTATTTAAACCTCTCGCCTGTCGAAACGCTGAAGGAATGGAAGCAGGGTGACGAGGTGTCGATCACCAACACGGTGCCTCATTCCCGCGTAATCGAAACAGGGCGGCGCGGCCATCACGTCATCAAGTTCAATGCCCCGCCGCACGTATATGAAAGGGTCGCACAGGCGTTGCGCCGCACCTATTCGGGCTTCGCTGACATTCAGTTCACTTATCGAGCGGTGCTTGGCGGTGGCCAGGTCGACCAGTTTGTTCAGGGCGCCACAGGCCTGAAGCGCGGGAAAAAAGGGCGCTTCGTTAGCCGCGGCGGTGTTCGCACTCACAACAAGTCTGAGGTGCGATGGCCGACAATCACGATAAATCCGGCCGCATAAGGAAATTGTTCGATGGCAGACGACGGACCTGTGACACTGGTTAAAATGCCCGACGCAAAGAACGAATTTGCTGCGGCTGGCGAGAACCTTCGCCGTCATCTTGACGACCTGATCGAGAACCAGCGGACTATCGCCAAGATTCGGCGTGCTGGTTATCTCGCTTACATCGCCGAAGGGTTTACCGAAGCCCAAGCGCTAGACTTGTGCTGGAGGTAACGGCGTCATGGCTGCTGATTATGCCGGCGCATGCGCTGCAATCCGCCAGCGATTCACGGACAACTGGAAAGTCGGCGGCGTGCCGATCACGCCGGTTGATCACGTAAACGACTCGGCACCGGAGCCGCCCACCGACCCGGTTTCGAACAAGCCGATCCCATGGGTGTTTTTTGAGATCGTGCATAACGGGTCTTACATCGTCGGGAGCGGGACGCCTGGTCAACAGACGATAGTTTATGACGGCTTGATAAAAGGCCACGTATTCACCGAGATCAACAGCGGCCCCGATGACGGCTTGGCAAAGGCCGTCGCGATCGGCGAGATGTTCCGCAATAAGTTGTTCTACAACGCCGTGACCCCGGGCTGCTACGTGCGCTCCGGTTACGACAAGAACGGCCAACCGCGCATCGACGCTGGCGACATGACCTCGGATGACGGTCAGTGGTTCACGACCACGGCGACTATCAGCTTCGAATACTGGCACCTCGGGTAAAATTAAAAATGCCTTATGCTCACGTCGATCTAACGCCAGATGTACGGCATCTTCGGATCGTCAATCTCGACAAGCCGGCCGAAGAATTCAACACCGTCATTGAGATCGATTCCGACGCCGGGTGGCTGCGGCGCATGGCGACGGACGCTGCAGGGAAGCTGGTCGTCAATCCGGATAATAGAAATGAATTTGTAGTTGAGCGCGTTGAAGGTCGGTTTCGCATCGACATCAAGCGTCCCGGTGAAACCGAATACAGCGAGTGGAAACCCGTCGCGGCGCCAGCGCAGTAATCACCTCTTCAGAAAAATTTAATTCATCGGCGTGACGCCCGCGCCGCGAGAACCTATGCGCCGTTGGGCAGGGCGCTTCTCTTGCAGGCAACAAAGGAACCTTCCTCATGACCGCAACACCCTATCAATCACAGGCCAACGCGCTGATGGCGTACAAGGTGCAGTCCGGTCAGGGCGTGCAATCGAGCGGCGGCGGTGCCACGCAGCTCAGGCTGGCGGACGGTAGCGCCGGCATCAAGATGAACAAGCCCGTCACCGAAAGCGGTGAGGTGCGTTCAGACGGGATGCGCGGGCGCGGGCGCCACGGTATCCAGAAAACGACCGGTGCCTGGAATCACCAGGCGTCGATCGGCTCTTGCGAGCCGATCATTGAAGCCATCATGCGCGATACCTACTCTGCCACCCTTGTCATCACCGAAGCGACCTCAG